ATGGCCGTTGCCCTTTCTGAATTAGAAGAACAAGACAAAGATTTTATAATCTATTCTGCAGGGCCAAACAACATAAGCCTTATGGCTATGGAGTTTGCAAACTTATCTGAAAGAGGAATGAAATCAAGAAAGAAGAACATTAAGTTCTTTAAGGTTACTTCCGAATGGCTAGAAGAAAACATAAAGGATATAAATCATTTTGCTTTTCTTTCTAATCCAAAAGAGCCTGTTTCAAAGATTGTTCATTTATCAAAACTAAATAATATAAATACAAACGTATATAACTTCTAAGGCTGTATACATAACCTGTGCAAAGCACACAACAGAACGGAAACAATATGAAGATAATTAATTCTTTAAGTGTTATGGAATCAATCGTAACCAGCAACAAGCAACTGTCTTGGGATGGGTGGACTGTGGTAGAAACATTTCCATCAGAAAAAGCATACTTTTCAAAATTTGGAATATACAAAAACAATAAGTGGCAAATGAAAAAGGAGTTTGTTCCTTCTAGTCAAGGGTGGGAAATTCCAGACAAGTATGTGAATTAGATGAATAAACATAAATGGAAAGATGTAGCAGTCTGCTTAGATTATGATACGAACCTCTTTTTTGATAAGTATGAGGAAGATGAACTTCTTAGACCAGCAATAGATGCACTATGCTCGTCATGCTCAGTAAGAAAGGAATGCTTTTCTGTAGGCATCTCTGGAAAAGAGTGGGGAGTCTGGGGTGGTGTATACTTGGAGAATGGGGAAGTCTCTAAAGAGTTTTCTAGCCATAAGAGTAAGACTGACTGGGGTAAAACTTGGCAGTCGTTAACAATGGAGTGATATGTATACTGATGCAATGAAAAGGGCTTTTAGATCTCTAAACCCTCCAAAGAATTTTTCTTTGCAGATAATAGATAATGACAACTTCTTAACTGTAAAGGCCAAAGAAAAAGACTTCATGTCTTTGCAAACAGTTGAAATGAAAAGACAAGCAATAGAGTACATGATTCGTGTTAAGAAGGCATTAGAGGATAATGGGGCTATTGTTTTGTTGGTTAGAGAAGGAGGAAAAGAGTCATGATTGAGTCAATTTTAGTCGGAACTTTTGTATTTTCAACCTTGTTATTTTTATCTTTGTACCTGGTTCAGGTCAAAAAAAACAGGGTAGTCCTTGCAAACACTCTAAACCTTTTGCTGATGCAGCAATCTATGAATGATGAAAGCAAGACAGATCAAGAAAAATCTAATGAAGCATTTTTAAAATTTATTTCAGATTCTAGAGACTGGGCATACCAATATATAGATGAGGTTCAAGAGGGTATTAATAAGTTTATTACTGATCTTGAGCCTGAGATTGCATATTTTGATGAGTATGGGATAGTAGGCTCAGCATTTCCACACTACCACTCAATGAAGAAAGTTTCCGTGGCGTACAAAGAACTTAAGAAACTTCTGCCAGAAGACTATGGTAAAATAGATACATGATTGAAAATCCTTCAGAAAAAGACGATATCTATTTGGCAAATGTAGCAAAGATAGGTGGCTCTACAGACAACATACAGTATATAGAAAATGTATTGTCTGAAGAAGATCACAAGTTTCTTCTTAACTATATAAAGGTTGCAGATTCCTGGAAAGAGCAACCGTGGCAGGCTGTAACTATTGAGTCAGAAAATTTACCAAAAGAGATTCTTGAAATTTTAAAGAGTGTGTTTGAAATTGTTTATAAAAAGTCTGTAGATCTTTACGATGTACCAATTAATCCTTTCCCCAAGTCTGCCCTACATCTAGTTAAGTTTGTAAAAGGCTTTTCTTTAGGAACACATGTAGACACTTCATCATCAGAAGGCAACCATATTGCCTCAGTTTATTATATTAATGACGACTACATTGGCGGAGAGATTTACTTTCCAGACCATGAGTTAGAAATTAAACCAAAACCTAACAGTTTAATTATTTTCCCTGGTAATGAAAATTATTTACACGGAGTCCGTGAAATTGTTGACAATGACAGATACAGTTCTGCCCTGTGGCTTCAATTTACTGGTTCTAGTTTTAACAAAAAAGCAGAATGGTATAACTAGCAAATGAAAAACAAAAACTTAGGAAACTCTATAAACAATATACAGGTCACAGAAAATGTTTTGACTAAAGAAGAGCATCAGCAAATACTTGACTATGTTGTAGGCGTAGATTATTGGATGGTTCAGCCTTGGGGAGTTAAGGTTTTGCCACCACAAGAAATGCCACAAGAAATCGTTAAAATATTAGATAAAGTTTTTATGCTTGCTTATAAAAAGTGTATAGAACTTTATGATGTAGAACTTTATCCATTTCAAAATAAAAAAATACCTTTAGTTAAGTTTGAAAAAAATTATAAGATGAACGAGCATGCAGACACAGCAGGAGACTTCGCAGTAATATATTACATCAATGATGACTATGATGGAGGGGAAATTAATTTTATGGATCATGGCTTAAAGATTAAGCCAAAGTCTAATAGTTTTGTTACATTTCCTAGCAATGCAGACTATTGGCATGAGGTACTTGAAAATACTGGAAAAGAAAGGTATTCTGCTACCCACTGGTTTAAGTACCTTGGATCTAGCATACAGAGACCACCACTAGGATTAACTAGATGATAATTTTCAAGCCATACGAAGATCTGTCACATAATGCTTTTTATTATTGCCATGTATTAAACTGTGAACTTGAAGCAGAAAAACTGTATTCAACTGAAACACAAATTAGAGATGTCTGTATAAGTCATTATACAGAACTAACAAAGTAATATCCTAGGAGGAAAAATGAACGAACAAATCAAAGCAGCACTAGCGTCATACGGAAGATCAGTTCTTGGTGCAGCAACAGCATTGTATGCGTCTGGAGTAACAGACCCACAGACACTAGCATACTCACTACTTGGAGCACTCGTGCCCGTCGTATTGAGAGCAGCAAACCCTTCAGATTTGGCATTTGGCAGAATGCCTTCAGTTGAAGAGGTTGATAAGGCAGTTAAGTCTGCAAAGGTTGTTAAGAAGGCTACAAAGAAGGCTCCTGCAAAGAAGTCATCTGGTGGCGGAAGAACAAATAGCCAAGTAAAGTAATTTTACTATAGACTGGCAGGCTTGTTATTTTACAGGCCTGCTTTTCTATGCCACTATATTTTATTATAAATTTCTTTTGATGTATATGTCGTGGAATCCAAGATCATGTAAGACTATGGCATCAACAGACCAATTTTTGTTAAAATGTAAAAACTCGTTTACGCTTTGATATATTCCTACATGTCCCTCATACATAATACTATCATAGTTTGTATAAGATGTTAAACCTATAACCCCACCAATATTAATTAATTTAGATGAATCTGATATAAGTTTTCTTACCATAAACCTTTCTCTTCCTATGTCTAAAAGAATAAGGTCATATTTTTTATCTAAAGTGGGCAGTATGTCTCTTCCATCTCCCTTTATGGTTTTTACGTTAGGATGATAAGAAAATTTATTTTTTATATGTTGTTCATGAGTTATTGAACTGTCCTCTGGTGCTTTGCCGCCTGGGTGTATTACCCCTGGAGCATTGTCGTATAAGTCTACAAGGTCTGCACTTCTGGCATTTGTTTCGTTTACAAATATCTGAGCAGAATTTCCCCATCCAACACCTATTTCTAAATATGATAGGTTTTTACTTAAAGTTTTTGCGTACTCGTATTTTGAGGTAAATACTCTTGCACCATTTAACTGATTTTGAGATATAGGTCTTGCTGTTTCAATCTCATTGTACTTGTATCCTTTTTCTTGATTATGCTCTAGTGGGACTCTTATCAACTTATTGCTATTCATATTTTAATTATACCATACAGGTAGATATGCTATAATTTAGGAATGACGACAATTACAAGGGACGACATCGCGTTAGCAAAAGAGGAGAAAAGAATTCATGTATCAAGAAATTTTCTTGACAACACACCTTCCTGGTTAGACATAGGAGAAATATATAGTTTAGACAAAAAAATAGTATATATGTCTTTTGGATCATTTCAGGCACAAGAAAAAGAAATTATATTTAATTATTATAAAGATGTGCTAGAAAGAATCAATAATGCTTATAAGGGATACCCTCTTTTTGGAATGATTATAGTGCACTTTATAAATAGAAATAACAATATTATTAGTGATCCAGACTGTTTGAGTTTATTTAATAGGTTTTGTGAAAATAACCCTAAAAAAATTCCAGACGGCATCACTATCAAGGATCATGGTATAGATGGAGATTTTTGGAATCCTAAAGTACATTTTGACAGAGAAAATAGGTTCTTTGTTCAAGGCGGAGGACAAAGCCTTTGGAGGCTTTTTGATGATTCAGAAAGTTTGATTGATGCAATCATATTAAACCCAGGAGACTTAGCATATATTCCAAAAGGAGTGCGACACAGTGTTGAGTCTGTAGGCCCAAGACACTCAATAAGTATAGCCTTTTCTGATGAGCCTGTGCTATAATATTAATACCTGCCCGTATGGGGGGATTAAATTATTCGCTTGAAAGGGGAATAACATGGTAAAAACAGCACTGGATCTTTTTAATGATCCATTCTTCAATACCTTCTCAAATTTTCAGAAGGTAACAACAACAACAAACTATCCACCTTATAATCAAATCAAACTAAATGACACAGAATATATTCTTTCATTTGCTTTGGCTGGATTTTCTAAGGATGATGTCTCAGTATCGCTAGACAATCGCAAACTTACAATCAAGGGCGAGAAGCAGGATGCTGAGTTACCAGAGGGTGCAGAGTATCTACACAAGGGCATTGCTGCTCGCAAGTTCACAGATATCTTTACCCTTCCTGAGTTTGTTGAAGTTATTGGGGCTGAATTTAAAGATGGTATTTTAGATATCAGACTTGAAAAGCAGATCCCAGAAGACAAACTTCCAAAGACTATTGAAATTCAGTAGTATAATGGATAACATTCCGTCATGATACATGCAGTTGCTTTTAGCAACCTTATTGCTGAGTACGGATAAGCCAGGGTCGCACCCTGGGAGACCTGAGCAAGTCTATAAACTGCTCCATTATTATGTTACAATATAGTTGTCCCACACAGGACCTTAGTGATGGATTAGTTACCCATTGGATAGAGACCGTGGCGCAAGT